TACCCAAACCCTATCTAAAACAAGTTTAAAAGACTATTTAATGTCTGCCATAATGTCATATTAAGACATCGTTGTCCTATTTAAAGCGGGCACGGGCGGATGAGAAAAAGAGGAGGGTGGGTGTATACCCTCTCCTCACAAAATAAGCTATATAAAGACTTCGAGCGATTGTTGAAAGAAAAGGTTGAAAGAAAGTCCGATATAGGATATTGGGAAAATACGCATATAAGCTGATAAGTCATTGTATTATAAAGTTATAGTCGTTATATTATACAAACAAGGAATGTATAATGAGTGTTAATTTGCCAGTAAAATGGAGTCCTGCCAAGATAAGGGCTATAGAGTATATGACTGCTTATCCTAATGCGAAGATAATGGAGGTAGCGGAGGAATCAGGCGTGACAAAAGGTACGGTTCACGTATGGTTAAGAGACCCAGAGTTTGTTGAGGTGTTCTATCAGAAGTATATGGTTTCTTTTGGGGCGAGGTTGCCATCTATTTTAAATTCAATGATTCGTGAAGCAGAGTCAGGGAATGTTCAGGCTGGTCGTTTAATATTGGAACACAGCGGAAAGCTTATAAAGCGTGTTGAGGTAAATAACTATCAAAGCCCATTTGAGAAGTTTTTAAATCAAGAAGTAGAACCCGATTTTCAGGAGGAAGAAATTGAAGAAGCTGATTTCACTGTTTTACCACAAAGACCTATTGTTGATAGAAAAGAACCTCCTAAAACAAAGTCTCAAGAATTAAGTGAGATTTTGAAGAAAAAAAACGCCCTAAAGCTACGTAGAGAAGCGGATAGGTGGCGTAAAAGAGCTGATCGAGCTGGTGTGGAGAGACTACCTCAAGGTAGGAAAACAAAACTTCAAATGCACGATTGGCATCAAAAAATCATTGAAAAAGAAGAAGAATTGCAAAAAACGGGAATTATGCCGTAAATCCACATATATAAGGATTTAGAGAATAAAAACCATATCTGATTTTCAGGTATACCCCCCAACCAAAGCCATATCCGATTTACAAGGTGGGGGCATGGTGTTTTTAGCAACCCCCACCCTCGGTGTATTATACATAATACCTAATAACCATGTCCGATACAGACGGTCTCCTTATATATACTATATAAGGTATATATAAAAGTATAATAGCTTTAGCTATGAATCTTATATATCCAATATGGCATAAAGGGTATTAATTAATATCAATACGTTTTTTATCAGATTCCATTTGTTCTTTTTTTGGAATCTCGATCCTTAAAACGCCATCCTCGAATTTGGCAGAAATATCATTGGATAGATTATCTCCCAATTCAAAGGAACGTCGAAACGATGAATGTTTTAGTTCTCTCATAATGTAACGAGCATCATCTTCTTCTAATTGATGCTTATCCCCACTAATCGTTAATACTCCATCCTCAACGTCGATATTAAGCAGTTCTTTCTTCATTGACGGTAGTTCAGCTACAATCACGACGCAATCGTCGTAATCAACCACATCTACCTTTGGGAAAGCCCCATGCTTAAATGAAATCCCAAATTCTTTTTGAAAGCTTGGGAATTGGTTTTGCACAATCTTATCAAACATTGTGTCAAAGGGGGTTAGAAATTCATCTCGATTGAAATGAATAGGTACTCTTGCTATTTTCATTAGTCACTCCTGTTAGTTTGTCGTCCTCTCGTGAGCAACGACGGTAAAACTATTTATAATCAGTTTCGTAAAAACCGCTTCCCTCGAATCGTATCGAGGGTGCGGCAATGGATTCTCTTACATCAAATGAATTACACGACGGACATTGTTCGGTTTCTTGTTCTTCATCAACGATGACAGACAAGGTTTCCCAGTCCCATTCGCATTCATTGCAAATCCATCTTATTGTTTTAAATCTTTTCATATTTTTAAAGTATCATCTATTTCTATATCTTCAGGCATCAACTGACAGTAACAATACTCTTTACAGACACTCCATCCAGAAGCTGGCATTCCCCTTGCTTCCCATCCTTCCCAAGTATCAAGTTGTCCAGCACGGCTTTCGCAGTCAGGACAAACATTCTTTGAAACTGTGACCCATCTTAACTTTTGCCCCATCCGTCCAGATCGGCGGAATGCTTGGTTAATTCCTCCAACAATTCCTCGCTTAATGGAGTTTTTGAGTTCTCCAAAAATTCTTCCCGATTGATTAAAGTCCGTATTAAGAACCCCAATAATTGATTGTTCGCTAACACCACTTCGTATAAGGCGTTCAATTTCTTGTCCAAGTCGTTCTGCGAAGATTCGCACATCGTAAGATAGTCCGAGAGCAATCCATAAAAGTATTTCTCTATCTTTGTCATCTAATTCTCCTCGTTCAGCCACAATATACGTCCTTTATCCTTTTAATACAAGTGGAGTTGATAAGTGCATTGATTTTTTCATTGATTTAATAAGATTCCGTGTGAGTTTTGTTGTATCTTTTGATGCGAGTTTTAAGCCTAATGCTAAAAAGTTTCTTGCAGGTCTATCTGTGCCAACCATATTGAATTTTTTGGCAAATTTGCTCATAGGAGTTTTGTCGCCTTTCAAATGGTATTGACCGTAACTCAACATCTCCACACCCCCTTTTGTTCCCTTTATACTATTTCTTAATCGTCCTGTGTGGACTAATGGCTTAAAGGAATTAGTTGCGGTTCTACCCGACGCTGGAGATTGCCCTTTTTCTCGTATTTCTCTGGTGGACTGTTTTAAGGATCGAAATTTACCACTATCTATCGCTTCCTTTGCCCTTTCGGCAGATGTGGCGGTTACTCTTTGAGCATAATCATCCAAAAGTTTATCTAACTCATTAGCGAGTTTGCCAAAGTCGAAATTAACCTCTACGTCTAACTTCATTCCAAAACTCCTCCCCTAATTGTTTTGCTTCAAAATATTTATCCTGATACTGGAGAATCAATCTTTCCACCTGACGCTCTCCCCAAGCAGAAGGGTCTTTGATTATTTCAGCAATATTACCTTCTAATTCAAATTCAATATCATTGATCTGATCCAGTTTCCTGACGGAATTGAGCAAAGATTGACTGTTTTGACTCTGTTTCGTTGGTTTGCCTGTTGTCATCGATTATTCCTTGTGCTTGTTTGACTGTTAAGTCTTTATTATCTCTTACCATAATTTTGGCACGAGTAATTAAATTTTGTTCCAAATCGAATTGATCTTTTAAGATTTGGTCTTGTACTGTTGTCGGATATTCCACTTCCTCGAAGTCGATTCCAAAATCTTCAGGTAACATAATACCATTATATTCAGCAATAATTCTTTCCACAGAATAAAAATCTTTTTCATATAATCTCCATAGGGCTATGTCATCAAAGTAATCTTCTTTTCTTTCGAGGTCTTTTATCATTAGACTAATTCCCGAAGGGACTTCACCGCCAGATTCTGCCCATTGAACCCATAAGTGATTATTAGAAGCTACAAGTTCAATTTGAAATTTAATATTATCTATCGATTCTTGCACATTGCCACTTGGGGAGGTTACGTGGTATTCTCCTTCATCGCCCATATCAAGTATTTCGTTAGAACCCGCTCTCATTAAGTTTTGGTCACTGCGAAGCCCTTTTACCCATGGCTGACCGAACATATTAAATCTCATCCCGAGATTCATCTCTGTAAGCCCTATATTGACCTGTTCATTGCAATTTACAATATCACTCGCACCTTCAACGAAGAAAGAATCGATTTGATCCTCCCTGTGGGTGAAAACAAACGGTAAAATACCGTATGGGTTTGGTTGCTCACTTAAAATTTTCCCATCCTCATTAAGTACGGCATATTTTTCAGCATCCCAATATCCCCATTGTAATTTAGTTGTATTTGATAAATCAGATGTCTTATTTAGAAGGGGGTAGATAATTGCCTCTGGTTTGAATGGATCATCTCCAAAATATGTTTCAAAATAATAAATTGGTCGATAGTCGAATCTATCTTCCTGCCAAAAGACTCTATTGGCAATAGTTCCCAGTAAGCGAGTCATCCTTTCTGAATGTTTCATCCTCACATCTTTAGTTGGGATAAGTTTATTGTAGGCACTCGTCTTATTGCCGACAGTCCTTTTTGCACCTAAAGTGTAAATACGACTTATTTTATTGATAAACTTACGTGTAAAATTTGTAACAGAAGGGGGAATTTCTGTAAAAGCCTCCCCTGTAAAGAAATCTTTAATATAAGATTCAGTAGACGTACCAGAATAATAGTCTAAAAACTTTCTTATTTCTTCTCGCTTTGCATGGGCATTTGACAGCTTAACTTCTGTTAATTTATTTTTAATTAGTTGTTCAATCATCTTTGAATCCTTTTCATTACTGTGTTTTTCATGGGAAATCTATTAGTGATAAAGTACCTGAAGGCATCACATCCATGATCGTGATAACCGTCTTTTACTGGTTCGTCCTTTATTGGCTTACCATCTTCTGTCTCTGGATAACGGTATTCCTCGAAATCTTTTATAACATCTGTGCATTTTTTATCCACATGAACCCGTCGAGTCCCTTCTGCACTTTCAAAAAACCCTCTCGCATAAGATACGCTTGAGGTTATGTTCCTACTCAACCTATCTCTCATACATAGGATTCTAATTCCGCTTCTCCTAAAAATTTCCATATCTCCCGCACCCGACTGCCCTTGGACGCTCGATCCCGCAGGGTCACCATAAAACGAAGTAATAGGATAGCCTTTAATTTTGATCATCTTAATTAAATCTTCTGTTTTGATGTTTTCTTTGTGAAGAATAGAATCAAATACTCTAATATGTTCAGTGTCCCCGATCCATTGAGTTTGTATAAATAATACCGCAGGCATACGGTAGCCAAAATCGATTGAGCAATAAGTGGGTAAATCCTTATCATAAGAAAACTCACCAACATCCAATTCTCTATCAAAATCCCATACCTTACCTTGAAAGACTGAAAATTCAGCCCCAAATTCTTGTCCAAATAATTCTTTCGACATATTGCGTTTACGCTCTATAATCGCAGGGTCACTTTCTCCGAGGGGGAACTCATATTGATTGATCCACGATGGGGCAGAATGACTTTCCCATTCATCGTCTATTTCTCCAAGCTTGTATAAATCGTAAACCCAATTTCTCCCCTCTGGGGTTGTAATAAAGATTACCTTACCTTTGCGTCCAGCAACAGTTGGTGATAAATACATATCCCAAATTTTTTTATTCATTTTTGCCACTTCGTCGATTACCAGAAAGTCCAAGCCTTCGCCGACGAGACTATCTGCGTTATCAGCACTCATGCCTTCAACGGTTGTTCCCCATTTGAATTTGATATACATATCTTTTTCAGATGATCGAACAATGTCATCTCCATGACCAATAACCATTCTCTGCCATATTTCCCTAAAGATTAACCTTGCTTTTTTATAAGACATTCCAACAACCCATACTCTTTTATTGGGTTGGGACGCAACAAAACAAGCTTCCATCGCACTCGCCCAAGTTTTTCCAAATCTTCTTCCGCACACCATAATGTGAAAACGTGCATCTGGTTTAGAAGGGTAATGTAGAGCTAACTGACCATCATGCGGTGTATATCCAAGATACTCAAACCACTTTTTTTTAAAATCGTAATTTTTTTCTTGCATTATAGTTATTTATAATATATATTATACTATACATTTAATGCAAGTGTATTTTTATTAACTCACTAAAGAGGTTTAAAATGTCAGATGAACAAACAGTCGATACAGACGTAAAAAAGGCAGAAGGGACAAAACCCGAGGCAAATGATATACCCCGTTCAAGGTTGAATGAGGTCATTGATGAGCGTAATGCTCTCCGTGATAAGATTCAAGCCTATGAACTTAAAGAGGAAGGGGCAAAGAAAGCGGAACTCGAAAAACGGGAACAATGGCAAGAGTTAAATGCCGAACTTCAAAAAGAAGTGGATTCCTATAAACCTTTCAAGGATAAATTTGATGTCTTGGATGGTAAAATTCGATCAGATGCTTTAAGCAAACTTCCTGAAGGAAAACAAGAAAAATTTAAGAATCTCAATACTGCTGATCTTTTAAATGTTGTTGAAGAATTATCTATTAAACCCAATCCCCCTGATAATGCAGGTACGGTAGACACAAAGATACCGAAAGATGGATGGAAGAAGATGGATATTAAAGAAAAACGTAGTAATTGGTCAAGTATTGTAGATTCCTACAAACGATAGGAGTCATTAAATGGCTAATGTAACAGTAACAACTGCTGCTAATTTTATTCCTGAATTATGGGCTGACGCAATTTTAGATTACGCAGAACGTAAATTCTCGTTAAAAAATCAAGTAACAGATGTTTCATCCTTACTTTCAGGTGGAGCAGACAAATTAAACATCCCACGTGTAGATGAAGAAAGTGCTTCATCTTTAAGCGGGGGTGCTGCTGTCTCTTATTCAGCAAACACAGATGAGAAAGTAACCTTGACCGTAGACCAACATTTTTATAGTGCCAAACGCATTGATGATGTTGTGAAGGTTCAGGAAAGTGCTGATTTGTTTAATATGTATGCAAAATCAATGGGCTATGCTTTAGCGAAGAAGGTTGAAAATGCAATAGCATTAGAAATACAAGCTGGAAGCAATAACGATGTAACGTTGGGAACAGCTAACACATTGTTATCGTCTGAAATTCGTTCAGGCACACAAAGTTTAATGGATATTGGTGTTGATTATACAAGTGATACTTACTTGTATGCTTCACCTGCCGCTTATAATTCTTTGTTTGCTGTGGATGAATTTTCATTATCTAACGAAGCTGGTAGAGCTTCTGCTCACGCAACAGGTTCTCAA